GGAGCGTGGTACGACCCCAGCGACTACAGCACGCTGTTCACCGACAGCGCAGGCACCACGCCCGTCAGTGCGCCGGGAAACGGCGTGCGCCAATATGTGGGTCGCATGAACGACAAATCCGGTAGGGGCAACCACGCTACCCAATCCAGCACCACAAAACGCCCGGAGTTGTTGGCGAGGTACAACCTGCTGACGTATTCGGAGCAGTTTGATGTTACGTTGGGTGGGTGGACGAAAAACGCCGTTACTGCTGCAAACACTACGGCCACAACGGATCCGTTGGGCGGCTCAACCGCAGACATTATTACCGAAGCCGCGACAACAAACTACCATTCTGCGTATCAAGGAGCCTCAATAACGGCAGGCACTACTGTTGCATTTTCTTGCTACTTGAAAAAGGGAACGTGGCAGCACGCACAAATAAATGCCCAAAGCGGCAGCACATCAACAAGGTGGTTCCAATGTGTTATTGATTTGGACACCGGAACAATTACGCAACAAAGTGCTGGTGCTGCCGGGACTCTTGTCAGCGCAACAAGCACAAATGCCGGCAATGGTTGGTGGAGAGTCGTTTTAACTGGCAGCATTCCAACAGACACAACCATTTTCGGAATGGTTGGCACGGTTTCTGGCGCTACGCCTACGCTTGGAGCCTACGGCATGGAAAGCCGCCTTGGCTCCACATCTAATACCATATATGTCTGGGGCGCAGACCTCCGCCCCGCCAGCCAAGCCACGGGCCTGATCGGCCCCACCTACCAGCGCGTGGTGGACGCGGCGACGTATGACACTGCGGGGTTCCTGCCGTACCTGCAGTTCGACGGCATTGACGATTCGATGTCTACGGGGAGTATTGACGCAACTGTTGTTGATAAGGCGCAGGTGTTTGTTGGCACAAGGAAACAAGCAGACTCCGTACAGCAAATAATTGTGGAACAAAGCGCCGCCTGGAGCGCAAACAACGGCGCGTTTGTTTTGCAAGGAGTTAGCACAAATCAACAATGGGGCGTTCGCGGAACAGCCAACAACGCGCGAAATTACGGCCCGTATACGGCGCCAATCACGCAAGTGCTTGCGGCGCAGCTTACTACTACCGCTGCAAATTCTTCTGCCGCGATTGCCGCAAGGATCAACGGCGCAGATGTTGCCGGCGCAAACGACGCAACAGCAATTAGCACCGGAAACTTTGGCAATTACTCGCTATTCATCAGCGCACGCAACAACGCAGGCTCTTATTTCAACGGCTGGCTGTCGTCAATGATTGTCCGCTTTGGCGCAAGCCTGTCGCAAAGCCAGATCGAAGCAACAGAGTCGTGGGTCAATCAAAGAACTGGAGCCTACTGATGGACATCTTCAGAACCTTGATTGTCCCAGCCGACCAAGCCCCCTTGGCCCGCCTCATCGCGGCCACGCTGGACCCCGTGAACTGCCAAGGCATGTTCACCACCGGCCTATCCCCCACGGGCGACGAGCCGGCCACGCACTACATCAGCAGCGGCGGAATCTCCGAGGGCTTCGCGGCACTGGTGCCGTTTACCGTGTGGGCACAGGAGGGTGATCCCCCTGAGTGGGTCGAGGTCAGCCATGACCCGGGCAAGCCGGCGAAGACGTTCGAACTGTGCCTGCAGGCTGGCCTGGAGGTGACGCTGGAGGCCATTGAGGTCATGTACGCCAGCGCCGATGTGACGGCAGAAAACCCGTGGATGGCGATGGGCCGGTTGGGTCTGCAACTGGTCAGACCGCCGGTGCCGGAACCCACAACCGAATTGCACGCGACTGACGAAGTGCTATAGTCGCGCCAAAACCTTACCGGCCAGGCTGACCGGGGATTCTTCGGAATCACATGGACGATACCCAACCTCTCGTAACGGACGCTCAGCCTGCACCGGCTGATACTTCCGTGACGGCACCCGACGCGACGGCGGCGTCGGACTCTGCTGCGCAAGAACAGCCGGCCAAGTCTTTTTCGCAAGAGGAAGTTGATGCGCTGATCGCAAAACGGCTTGCAAAAGAGCAGCGCAAGTGGGAACGAAAGATTCAGCAACCGGCAACGCCGCCGGCACCTGCGGCAAGGGAAGTCCCGCCTGCTGATCAGTTTGAGTCCGTCGAAGCCTACGCGCAAGCGCTGGCGGAAAAGCGGGCCGCGGAACTGGTTCAGCAGCGTGAAGTCCAGCAGCAGCAGGCGCAGGTTTTGGCCTCGCACGGTGAGCGTGAAGAAGCCGCCCGGGATCGTTACGACGACTACGAAGACGTCGTGTACAACCCCAGGCTGCCCATCACGCCCATCATGGCGCAGACCATCCAGGCGTCCGACGCAGGCCCGGATGTGGCCTACTACTTGGGCTCCAACCCCAAGGAAGCTGAGCGTATCGCCCGCTTGCCGGCAATTCTGCAGGCAAAGGAAATCGGCAAGATCGAGTCGAAACTCGCCTCGTCTCCGCCGGTCAAGAAATCCACCGCAGCACCACAGCCGATCTCTCCGGTGACGGCACGGTCCACGGCAACGTCGCTCGACACGACGGATCCGCGGTCTGTGAAGCAAATGTCGCCGAGTGAGTGGATTGCCGCCGAAAGGCAAAGGCAGGTCCGGCAGTGGGAATCAAGTAACCGCCACCGTTAAATTCGGAAAGGTTGAAAATGGCTCAGTCGCTTCTTACGATTGACATGATAACTCTCAAGGCTTTGGAAATCCTCGAGAATAACCTTGTCATCACCCGCAACATCAACCGTCAGTAAACGAAAGTCTAGCTGACGTTAAACCCCGTTAATTGCTGGAAACCCCTTAGAGCCATGCACGCCACAACGCATCCGGTAACGGAAATCGTGACGGCCAAAAAGTGCTGGATTGGGCAATCAGCAGCCAAGCATCGTATCGTTAAACGTGGTACGATGAAGGTTCAACGACTAGCCGAAAGGCGTAGCGTTCAAGCGAGCGCGAAATGCGGGGCAGACATGAAGCGAAGACCTCTTTCTGAACGATTTGCTGCAAAAGTGGCCATCCGTGAAAACGGCTGCCACGAATGGACCGGGCACGTGATGCCGAACGGATACGGACAGATCAACAAGGACGGCAAAGCCGCATACGCGCATCGTGTTGCGTATGAACTGGCTTACGGCCCGACGGATCAGTACGTGCTGCACAAGTGCGATAACCGCAAATGTGTCAATCCTGAGCATTTGTTTTCCGGTACGTTTCAAGACAACATGGACGACATGGTTGCCAAGGGCCGTCAGCCCGCCGGCGACAAAAACGGTCGCCGCAAGTTGTCGTCGAAACAAGTCAAGGCAATTCGTTCAGAAGTGGGTCTTCACCGCGAGATTGCGGCCCAGTACGGAGTGACGCCAAGTTTGGTGTCGATGATCCGCAGTGGGCGTATCTGGCGGTCTGTCTGAAGATATAGTCTGACCCCTGGCGAAAGTCAGGGCTGCGAAAGCGGGCGTGGCATAGCGAGCCACGTCGAACATAGTGATGACAGCTCTTTTGCCGTCGAAGGCGCCAAGATCGGCGACACGCTGCGCATCCGCTTGCCGGATCGCGCACTGGTCACCAACGGCGCCGCGCTGGGCGTCCAAGAGGTCAACGAGCAGTACACCACGCTGACCGTCGCCTCGCAGAAGCACATCGGCGTGAACTTCGCGTCCGCCGAAATGGCCCTGTCGTTGGACGACTTCGCTGACCGCATCCTCAAGCCGCGCGTGTCGCAGCTTGCGGCCAGCATCGACGCCGACGTCGCCAACTCGTTCCAGAACATCTACCAGTCGGTCGGCACCCCCGGCACGACGCCTGCGACCAGCTTGGTGCTGTTGCAGGGCCAGCAGAAGCTCAACGAGTCGGCTGCGCTGATGTCGCCGCGCTACGCGACGGTGAACCCCGCCGCCAACGCCGGCCTGGTGGAAGGCATGAAGGGCCTGTTCAACCCGACCTCGACCATTTCCCGCCAGTTCAAGAACGGCATGATGGGCGAGGGTGTGCTGGGCTACGACGAGATCAACATGTCGCAGTCCATCAAGCAGCACACCACGGGCACGCGCACTGGCGCCCACACCGTGACGACGACCGTCTCGACCCAAGGGGCCACGACGATCGCCATCACCGGCACCGGCACGCAGACCATCAAGAAGGGCGACGTCTTCACCATCGCTGACTGCTACGCCGTGAACCCGCAGACCCGCGAGTCCACTGGCGCCCTGCAGCAGTTCGTGGCGACGGCGGATGCCACCGCGGTGGCTGGCGCGTACACCGTCAGCGTGAGCCCGGCGATCTACACCTCGGGTCAGGCGCTCGCAACGGTGGACTCGTTCCCGGTGTCCGGCAAGACGGTCACGTTCCTCGGCTCTGCCTCCACGCAGTACCCGCAGAACCTGATCTACCACAAGGACGCCATCACGTTCGCCACGGCGGACCTGCTGCTGCCCAACGGCGTGGACATGGCCTCGCGCAAGGTCCACAACGGGATCAGCATGCGGATCGTGCGCCAGTACGACATCAACAACGACCGCATGCCGTGTCGTATCGATGTGCTGTACGGCTACAGCGTGATCCGGCCGCAGATGGCTGTCCGTCTCTGGGGGTGATCCACCATGTCCTTCACCAAGCCCATTGGTGTTGCGTACACGGACCAAGATCTTGACGACTGCGCACTGGGGGCACTCCCCAGTGCCGGTGGCAAGATCGCGTTCTACGGCGCAACGCCCGTCACTCAGCGTGCGGCAGCGGTGCAGGCGGCTTCGGTCGTCAGCGCCTCGTCGTACATCACTGTCGGCAGCAACCTTGCGGCGTGGGCCGCTGAGGTGAATGCCACTCTCACCGGCCTTGGCCTGTGGAAGGGTGCCGCGTAAGCGGCGGAAAGGAACATCATGTCTGCATCCAGTTTCGAAGCTCCGAAGATCGGCGACGGCGAACAGATCGGCGACGGTAACACCGCCGAAACCCTGAACGTCGGTCGCTCGGGTCAGCCCGTCAAGGTCCAGCCGTCGGCAACCGGCTCCATCGGTTTCTACGGCACCACGCCGACCACCCAACGCGCTGCGGCCATCCAAGCTGCGTCCGTTGTGTCGGCGTCGTCCTACATCAGCGTGGCTTCCAACCTCGCTGCTTGGGCCGCCGAAGTCAGCGCAACGCTGACCGGCGTTGGCCTGTGGAAGGGCGCGGCGTAAGCCGTCACTGACCCATGGCCAAGGTTGTCTTCTGCGTTCCGACCATCAAGCGCCCGTACCAGCAGTGCCTAGACAGTCTGGAGGCGTCCATCCCCCTCATCAAAGCCGCTGGCTGGGACGAGGGTATGGTCAACGAGGTGGGCAACCCGTACATCAGCGCGGCACGGGCAACCATGCTGCGCAAAGCGCTGGACGCGAAGGCGGACGTGATCGTCTTTATCGACCACGACCTGTCTTGGCGGCCAGCCGATCTGCTTACTCTCATTGAAACCCCGGGTGACGTCGTTGGCGGCACCTATCGGTTCAAAGCGGACGAGGTGTCCTACATGGGCACCATTCACAGCACGCCTGCCGGCACGCCCGTTGTACGGGCCGATGGCGCGATCAAAGCGCGACTCCTGCCCGCAGGGTTCCTCAAGGTCACAACGGCCGCTGTAGACCGTTTTATGACCGCCTACCCGGATCTGTGCTACGGCGAGAAATACCGCCTGAGCGTGGATCTGTTCAACCACGGCGCGCACAAGGGCTTGTGGTGGGGCGAGGACTACGCTTTCTGCCGGCGCTGGGAAGAATGCGGTGGCGACGCCTGGCTGGTGCCGGACCTGCAGCTTGACCACCACAGTGCGGACAAGTCGTACCCGGGCAACTTCCACATGTACCTGCGTCAGCAACCTGGAGGCGATCTGTGCCCCTGATCTACCTTGAGCATCCCCGCCACGGCCAGAAGATCGCCACGATGGAGGCCGAGGCGGAATACGACGAACAAAACGGGTGGCGGCGTTATACTCCGGATGAGCCTGACGAGCCGGGGAACGATGCCGCTCCCATGAACCATATGCTCGGAAGGCGCCGTCGCAAGGAGCCCGAGCATGTCCACGACAGCCGGTGACCAAATCTACGCCGCGCTGCGGCTGATCGGTCAACTGGCCGAGGGCGAAACCCCATCGGCCGAAACAGCGCAGGACGCGCTGGCAGCGTTGAACCAGATGCTGGACTCGTGGAGCATCGAGCGCCTGTCGGTGTTTTCCACGCAGGATCAGGTGTTCAACTGGCCGGCAAACGTCTATGAGCGCACGCTCGGGCCGAGCGGGGACTTTGTCGGCAACCGCCCGGTGCTGCTGGACGATTCCTGCTACTTCCGCGACCCGACGACGGGCATCAGCTACGGCCTGATGTTCATCAACCAGCAGCAGTACAACGGTATTGCGCTGAAGACGGTGACGTCCACCTACCCGCAGAGCATGTGGGTGAATATGACGATGCCGGATATCACCATGACGGTGTACCCGGTGCCCACGCGGGAACTGGAGTTCCACCTCGTCTCGGTGTCGGAGTTGTCGCAGCCCGCCACGCTGAACACGGTGCTGTCGTTCCCGCCAGGCTACCTGCGATGCTTCAAGTACAACCTAGCGTGCGAGATCGCAGCCGAGTTCGGCGTTGAGCCGCCGCCCACGGTGCAGCGCATTGCGATAGCGTCCAAGCGCGATCTGAAGCGGATCAACTTCGCTGACGACATCATGAGCCTGCCGTACAACCTGATCAACCGCCGGCAGCAGCGGTTCAACATCTACGCCGGCACGCCGTGAAGACGCCTATCCTCGGTGGGGCCTACGTTGCCCGCAGCCTCAACGCTGCGGCGAATCGCATGGTCAACCTGTACCCAGAGGTCGTGCCCGAGGGCGGCAAGGAACCGGCGTTTTTGCAGCGGTGCCCGGGGCTTCGTCTGGTGGCGACCGTTGGCGAAGGCCCCATCCGGGGAATGTGGAAGTTCGGGGACTTCCTGTACGTTGCCTCTGGCGGCAAGCTGTACCGCGTGGACGGGAACTTTGCCGCCACGGAACTGGGGCTTATCAACGGCAGCGGGCCGGTGAGCATGGCCGACAACGGCATCCAGTTGTTCGTGGCCTGCAACCCCAGCGCGTTCATCTACAACGCCAACACGGGCGTGTTTGCGCAGATCACGGACCCTGACTTTCCGGGGGCCGTCACTGTCGGTTATTTGGACAGCTACTTTGTCTTCAACGAGCCCAACAGCCAGCGCGTGTGGGTAACCTCGCTGCTTGACGGCACTGCCATTGACCCGCTGGACTTTGCCAGCGCTGAGGGCAACCCCGACAACATTGTGTCGCTGATGGTTGACCACCGCGAGGTCTGGCTGTTCGGCAACAACACCGTTGAGGTCTGGTACAACGCCGGCTTGGCTGACTTTCCGCTGGCGCGCATTGAAGGCGCGTTCATGGAAACCGGCTGCCTTGCGCCGTACAGCGTGGCCAAGCTGGACAACGCCGTGTTCTGGCTGGGCTCTGACGCCCGCGGCAACGGCATCGTGTACCGCAACCAAGGCTACAACGCTCAACGCGTCAGCACGCACGCCATCGAGTGGCAGATTCAGCAGTACGGCGTGCTGAACGACGCTATCGGCTACTCGTATCAGCAGGACGGGCATTCGTTCTACGTGCTGGTGTTTCCGACCGCGCAGGCTACGTGGGTGTTTGACGTTGCCACTGGCGCGTGGCATGAGCGGGCGTACTGGGACGGCGTGCAGTACCGCCGGCACCGGAGCAACTGTCAGGCAAATTTTGCTGGGCAGGTGCTGGTGGGGGATTGGGAGAATGGGCGCGTGTATGCGTTTGACCCCGAGGTGTATCAGGACGGCAACGATGAGCAGCGCTGGCTGCGTTCTTGGCGCGCGCTGCCCACGGGGCAGAACACGTTGAAGCGCACGGCGCATCATGCGTTGCAGTTGGATTGCGAAAGTGGCCCATACACGCAAAGATTAATAAAAATTGCAAATTTTGGAAACCCATTTACATCTTCATCTGTAAGCCAATGGACAGGTGTTGGAGGTGTGCCGTCAGAATTCAGCGGCAATCTCTCTATGACGTCTTTTAGTTTTTTTGGATTTTCGTACGCTTACATAATTATTTCTTCAACTCCAAATATTCCAGTATCGGTAAATTTTAAAATGTTCCGTTTTACTGGATCCAGTAATTCCACTATTAGCATGAAAGGTGGCATTTCTCCAAACGACAATTCTTTTTTTGAATACCAAACAGCAGTTAGTGGAGATTTTGGTAACGTTTTTCTTACTTACACACCAACAACTCCAAACACATATATTACATTTAGACTGCAAGATGCCACAACAACTTTTGGAGCGTTTCTTCAATATTTTAACGCAACGGAAATAAACGTTTTTCAGGGTGATCCTAAAGTCATGCTCCGCTGGTCCGACGACGGCGGCCACACCTGGAGCAACGAGCACTGGGCCAGCATGGGCAAGCTCGGTGAGTACGGCAAGCGCGTCATCTGGCGCCGGCTGGGCATGACCACCAAGCTGCGGGATCGCGTGTACGAGATCAGCGGCACCGATCCCGTGAAGATTGCCATCATGGGTGCGGAGCTTTCCGTCACCCCAACGAGCGCTTAACGTGGAGCTTGCACCGCGCGTACCGTCACAGCGCGACCCGCTGGTGGATCAGGGGTCGCTGACCACTCGCGCGTGGTTTCGGTTCTTCCAACTGCTGCAAAACGCAACGGAGAACGCCGCGCTGACGCAGTACACCATCGTCCAGAACACAACGGGCACGACGATCCCCAAGGGTGCCGTCGTTGGCTTCGTGGGCGTCGGGTCAAACAACGTGCTGTCAGTCGCGCCGTACTTGGCCGATGGCTCGTCGCCGTCGCTGTACATCCTCGGCGTGATGGCCGAGGAACTGCCAGACAGCGGCGCTACGGGCTTGTGCTGCGTGTGGGGCAACGTCACCCAGATTGACACCAGCATGTTTTCCGTGGGCGACGTTCTGTACGCCAGTCCCACGGTGGCCGGTGGGCTGACGGCGACCAAGCCCACGGCACCTGACAACGTGATTCCCGTGGCCGCGGTGCTGGTGGCCAACGCCACTAACGGCGACATCTTTGTGCGGCCCACCATTGAGCAGCAGAAGTATTACGGCGAGTTCACGCGCACGACTAACCTGGCGGCAGCGGTGATCAACACGGCATACGCCATCCCGATGGACACCACGGAGATTGCCGAGGGCGTGACGCTGGAGGGCTCACCGCTGACGCGCCTCAAGGTGCCGCAGTCGGGTTTGTACCAGTTCACGGTGCGGTATCAGTTCACCTCGACCAACTCGTCGTCCAAAAACGCTCGCGTCTGGTTCCGCCAGAACGGGACTACGGACTACGCCAACAGTACGGCGATCTCGTCGTTGGACAGCAACGGCGGTTTTGCGACAATCACGGTGTCGGAGTTTTTCTCACTGCAGGCCAACGACTACATCGAGCTTATGTGGGCCGTCTCAGACACCGCGCTGTCGCTCACCGCTGCTGCCGCCACGGCCTATGCGCCCGCCTCGGCCGCCGTGATCGTTACCGTCACCCAGATTCAACAGTGAGGCCCTGATGGCAGTCGTCCTCTCCCAATACGCAGGCGCAGGCGCCCAGTTTTTTGACAACAACGGCAACCCGCTGAACGGCGGCCTAATCTACACCTACGCTGCCGGCACAACGACGCTCGCAGCAACGTATACGTCGTCTACTGGCGGCACGGCCAACGCTAACCCCATCGTGTTGGACAGCGCCGGCAGGACGCCCGCGCAAATCTGGTTGACGGCGGGTTTGTCGTACAAGTTCGTGCTGCAGACGTCGCTGGGCGTCACGATCAAGACCGACGACAACATCTTCGCGGCGTTTGACTTGACCAAGGAAGTCGGCGTTGCCGTGGGGTTGGGTGCCGGCAGCATTGCCACCAACATCGCCGTGGGCGACACGGCGCTGGACAGCAACACCACGGGGTCGAACAACGTTGCCGTTGGGTACAACGCCCTGACGTCAAACACTGACGGCTTTCAAAACGTCGCCGTTGGCTCGCAAGCCTTGGATGCCAACACCAGCGGGGATTACAACACCGCCGTGGGCTACGATTCGTTGTCGGCGGCGACTACGGCAAACTACAACACTGGCGTTGGGTATCGGGCGCTAAATGCGGCTACTACGGGCGCGAACAACACGGCACTCGGCGCAGACGCGCTGCTGCTTAACCAGACGGGCGCAAACAACGTCGCCGTGGGCTACCAAGCCGCCGACGCATACACCGGCAGTGATGCGGTGGCGGTGGGTGTTGGAGCGCTGGGTGCGGCCACTACGGGCACGCGAAACACCGCTGTGGGCAGAGACGCACTGCTGCTGGTGGTGACCGGGGCAGACAACACTGCCGTGGGAGCGCGCGCGCTGGACGCAGCGACGTCGAGCAACAACACCGCAGTCGGTGAGGACGCTCTGGGTGCGGTGACGACTGGCGCAAACAACACCGCCGTCGGCATGCAGGCCGGCGACTCGCTCACGACCGGCAGCAACAACACAGTGATCGGCTACGACGCCGACGTTTCGGCAGTCGGTGTCAGCAACGAAGTCACCATCGGCAACAGCAGCGTAACGTCGTTCCGCGTGCCAGGTCTGACGCTGACGTTCAGTGTGAAGTACTTCAACCACGGCACACTGACCGTGGCTACACTGCCGGCAGCGGCTACTGCCGGGGCAAGTGCGCGGGCTTTTGTCACCGATGCCAGCGCGACGACGTTTGCGTCCGTTGTGGCTGGCGGTGGGCCAAACAAAGTCCCCGTGTACAGCGACGGCACCGACTGGCGGATTGGGTGAGGTGAATTATGGCAAAAGTGTCGTCTGAATACTGGTCGTATGACGATCCGCGTTGGGCCAATGACCCGGCGTATGGCAACCCGGAGACCATGAAATATGTGGGTCCGTGGGAGCAGGTTCTGCAGGCAACGGGCTTCCAGGGAAAAGTGTATGAGCCCATGATTGAAATGCAGCCCGACCCAAACGGCGGTTTTATGCCGCTAGAAGTTGGGCAGCAATATACGCCTCAAGCCAAGGCGGCTATTGATAGCCTTCGCGCCTCTGGCTACGACCTGCGCTGGAAGCACCCGGACAAACGCACCTTCAATACCTACTGGGGTTTTGTAACGCCAGATGGCGTGCAGGACATCAAGATCGCCGGATCCGATGTCGGCGACATGATCGAGCCCATGATCAAGATTTTCGGCGCCGGCCTCGGGCTAGCCGGTCTTGGCGCGGGCATCAATTCGTTGCTGGGTGGTGCTGGGGCTGGTGCGGGGGCGGGTGCCGGCAGCGCGCTGGGCATTGCAGAAGCTATGGCGCCTGGCGTTCTTGCGCCAGCTACCGCTGCGGAAATGGCAGGCGTTAACGCGCTTTTGGGGGGAGCCGGCGGCGCGCTGTCGGCCGCAGACTTGGCAAGTCTGCCGTCAGATGTGCTGGGGCAAGCTGGGTCTTTGTCTCCGACGAATTTGGCCGAGTTGGATGTTTTCACAACGCCGCCATCGTCAATGACTCCGTTGCCGACCGGCTCGCCGTCGGTGACGCCGCTGACTGAATTGCCGCCGTCACTTGGCCCCGTCACGGCGCCAGCGTTTCAATTCGGCACGTTGGCAGATCCTGCTGCGGTAGTCGGATCAATGCCTCCGACGGCGGGCATTACGCCGAGCGCCGGCACTGCCTTGGGTATTGCGGAAGGCATGGCCCCTGGCGTCATCGCGCCGGCAACTGCAGCAGAACTAACGAGCGTCAACGCGCTGCTGGGCGGCGCTGGTGGAGTGTTGGGCGCGGGCCTTGGTGGTGGCGGAACGGTTGGTGGCGCGGCGTCCACCGCAGCAGACGCCGCGGCAAGTGGAGGCGGCGCTGCTGTTCCGACCGCTGCAACCGGCGGCGCAACCGGCGCTGCGACCGGCGGCGCAGGCATCATGGAGGGCATGGTCCCGGGCGGCCTTACCGGCTCGGGGATTCCCGCAACGCTTGGCGAGGCTTCGGCGGCAGGCGCAGTCGCTGCTGGCGCCGGGGCAACTGGCGGCAGCCTCCTTGACAAAGCCGTTCAACTCGTCACCAGCCCCGTCGGCCAGGCTGTCGTGGGCGGCGTCGGCAGCGTCGTCGGGGGCGTGCTGGAGGCCAACGCGGCAGAGAAGGCCGCAGAAACGCAGTCGCAGGCTGCGGCAAACGCTCTCGCCCTGCAGCGGGAGATGTTCGAGTACCAGAAAAGCCTGCTGGAACCGTACCGCACTGCCGGCACGAAAGCGCTGGAACGCCTGTCCGGTGCGATGGGCCTCGGCGGCCCGGGATCGCAGCAACAGATGCTGGAGATGGACCCGGGCTACGGGTTCCGTCTGGGCGAGGGGCTGAAAGCGCTGGAGCGCATGCAGGCGTCGCGGGGAAATTTCCTGTCGGGCGGCGCGCTGAAAGCGGGTCAGCGGTTTGCGCAGGATACGGCGTCGCAGGAGTACGACCGGGCGTTTGGCCGCCTTGCGGATATTGCGGGCATCGGCCGATCTACTAGCACCCAGATGGGCAACGCAGCGTCCGGCTTCGGCACCTCTGCCGGCAACATCATGGGCCAAGAGGCCAACGCGCTGGCGGCAGGGCGGATGGGTCGCGCCTCGGCTTACACTGGGGCCATCGGCGGGGCGCTGAACTCGTTCCAGAACTATCTGAACCGGCAGCAGGAAGAACGCCTCATCCGAGACATCTTTGGGCGCACCACTGTTGGGGGCTGAAATCATGCAACTTGACACCCGATTGCCCCTGATGGCCGGCCAACGGCAGCCGATGCAGTTTGCGCCTGAGTCGCAGTTGCAGACGCTGTCGCGGATTGCGCCTGGGATCAATGCGCTGCGGGGGGTGCAGCAGCAGCAGATGGAAACTGCCGAGGCTGTGCGCAAGCAACAGGCGTACCAGCAGTTTCAGAATGAAGTGGCCAAGGCGTTCCCGGGCGGCGTGAAAGAACTGTCTCGAGTTTTTTTGACGCATGGCACCACTTCTCAGCACTTTGACGTCGGCCAGAAGCTGATGCAGATGGCGATGGAAGAAGATGATCGCCAGAGAATCTTTGGCGGTGGCGGTGCGCCTGCGATGGCCGAGCAGCCTGCCGCCATGCCGGCCGCGGCACCAGAAGCAGCGCCAGAGATGGACTTTGGTGCTGCTGGTGGCGTCCAGCCCGTGAACGCCATGATGGCACAGGCCGCGCCAGCAAAGATGCTGGATTACGCTGGCCGGCAGTATTCGTCGGAGCAAGTCGGGCAGATGCTGCAAAGCAGAAGCCCTCAGTTGCAGCAGCTTGGGCGGGCGATTGCGGATGCGAATAAACCCAAGCCGGAACGCGAGTTTGCGCCGTCTGAAATCTCGCGTTTGCAGCAAGAAATTGCTCAGTTGCCGGCAGGTGATCCGCGAAGGGTTCCGCTGGAGCAGCGAATTCAGATGCTGACAACGCGGCCGCCGGCAGCGTCAACCAGCGTGGAAGTGAAACTGCCGGAACAGCAAAAAGCTTTTGAGGTTGGTCTTGGCCGAGCGCAAGCCGACAAGCTGATGGCAGACAGGGCCGTGGCAGAAGATGCCGCGAGCATCATAGACACTGTTCGCCAAGGTCGAGAACTGCTCAAAGGCCCTGTTTTCACAGGATTTGGCGCGGAATTTTTGACCTCCCTTGGATCCGCACTCAATACCGCTGGTATAAGTTTTGCCCAAGATGCCGTGGCAAACACGCAGGCGTTTGCGTCAAATATGGCGCAAAACGTCGGGCGCATCATTAAGCAATTTGGCGCAGGAACAGGACTTTCTAACGCAGACCGCGAATATGCAGAAAAAATGGCCGGCGGGAAAATTACGCTGGACCGTAAAGCTATTGAGCGAATCCTTGATATAAATGAAAGGGCCGCACGCAATGCCATAGCGCGGCACAACCGTAATGTTCAAGGCATTCAAACAAACATTCCTTTGACGGTTGAAATTCCGGAGGTCCCGTTTGTGCCTGCCGGTGGCGCGCCACAAAGTGGCACTCGACCGCCAGCGGCTGCAGCGCCGACCGGCGCAGCGCCTGCGGGGCCGCCGGCAGTGCGAACCTTCCCGCAGCCGACGCAAGCAGCTATTGATGCGCTCAAGCGCGGCCAAGGCACCGACGCTCAGTTTGACGCAATCTTTGGGCCTGGCGCCGCAGCCAAAGCAAGGGGTCGCTGATGGCTACCAATCCGTTTGCGCAATTTGTCCAGCAGCCGCAAGTCAATCCGTTTGCGCGGTTTGCCGAAACCCCTGCCGGCATGCGGCCGGTGGAGGCCGGCGAAATCCCAACGGAATCCGGCTTCGTCATGCTGCCGGAAACAGAGCCGCAGCGCGGCGTCGGGCAGCGCGTCCTTGGCGCAGTAACTGCCCCGATGGATGTTGCGCTGACGCTTGGCAGCGGAGTTGCAAGAGCGGCATCAACGATGCCATATGCTCTTGTGACGGGACGAGGTGTTGAGCCAAGTTTCAAAAAGCTGATGGCGGAAACTCGTCAGCCGCAAACACCAGAAGGGCGGGCCGCCCTGGAGGCTGTTGCCCCTGTTTTTGAAGCTTTGCCTCAGTTTGTTGGCACCGGACCAGCTGTCATGGGCGCGGGCCTGCCGGCAGCCCAACAAGCCGGCAGGATTGCCGGTCAAGAAGCCGGCCTTGTGCGCGGCGCCATTGACACGGCAAGGGTGGCGCGAGCGGAGCAAACTGCGCTGCAACGCTCTGCGGCCGATTGGCAGAGGGCACCGCAAATTGAGGCGGCGCAGCTTGCCGTCAAATACAACATCGCGCTCAACCCAGCAACGTCAAACCCGACGCTGGCAAACAGAGCGCGGTCTGCGCTTGCTGGCAACAGAGATGTCAACGCAATCTTTGTCAAGCAGAACGCGCCCAAGTGGACGGAGCTTGCGAAACGGGACATGGGTCTGTCATTGCAGACCACGCTGAACGCCAAGGGTTTTGAGGAAGCCAGAAACGCCGTCAGCGGGCCTTACGAGCAGTTGCGCCGCATGGGTGCGATGAGGGCAGACAACGAAATCCGCATGCAGCTTGAAAATCTGCGTGTTGAGCAAGCTGCTATTGGCGGCGAGGCCGGCGCGCGGCGCGTGAACAGACTTGTTGACGAGGCCATCAACAAAATTGATGCAGGCATGGACGGCAATCGTCTGCTGGAAAGCATTCGGCAGCTTCGCAGAGACGCGCAAGCCATACGAAACGCGCAGAAAATGGGTCAGGCGCCGTCGCCAGAGCGTATTGCTGAGGCCGAGGCCAAGCTGAAGATTGCAGCATCGCTGGAGAATCTGGCAGAAAACAACATTTTTGACCCAAGGTTCAAAGATGATTTTCGCCAAGCGCGCGCCGCCATGGCAAAGACTTATGCCTATGAGGACGCGACAGACTTCAACACGGGTCAGGTGGACCCGATTGCGATTGCGCGACTGACTCAGCGGGACAACGCGCTGACAGGGATCATCGCGGACATTGGCGCAATCGCCGGCAACTTCCCGGAGATTGCCTCGTCTGCGCCGCCATCGACGCTTTTGCAACGAGCCGGTACGCACCTGACAAGATCAGGCATAGGCGGCACCATCGGCGCCGGCTTAGGCGCAGTTACGCCCGTGGGGCCGATTGCCGGCGGCGTGGTTGGTGCGGGGGCAGCGGAGCTGTACACCGGTTTGCGGGCACGCAAAATGGCGACGCCGGAATACCAGCGCCGTTTTGCTGCCCCAGAAGACCGGCGCATTTTCCCAACGCCCGAGCCTGAGCCCGTCAACGCTTTGGTGCCTTATGTGGCGCCGCAGAATGTGTTGATGCCAGAGGCTGGCGCGTTTGTTATGGGCGGACAGCCGCAGATGCTGAGGCGAACAGCAGAAGGTGCATTTGTCCCGCCTTCAGCGCCTGCCGCAGCAACTCGGCAAGCCCCAACTGCGCGTTTCGTCGGCCCGGAACAAGGTCCGCCACAGTTGCCGGCGCCAAGTGCAGAAGCCACGATGTCCACGCTGCGCGCAGAGGATGTCCGGCGTGCCGGTGTATCGCGGGCTATCGGGCAAGAGGCTGAAGCTCGTCAGGCTGCTGCTGAAGCTGCGGCCCGTAGGCCGACCAGCGGCGAAGTTGTACTTGATCTGGACCCGGTGACCGGCAGGTTGCGCGAAGCAAGCCAAGGTCTGAAGGGCGCCACACCGGAAACGTTCCAAAACTTTGGCAGTTCTCTGCAATCGGCGGCCGCCAAAGTTACTGAGGGCAGGAAGTTTGATCTGACGGCTGCGGAAAAGGTGGCCTGGGAGCGAACCAAGGTAGACCTTGCAGAAGTTGCCCCCGGCATGAGGGCTTTGGACGACAAGGCCATTGCCGGCAAGATGATGGATCGCGCTTGGGTAGATAGCGCAATTCAAAAGGCGCGCGAAAAAACTGCGGCGTTTGCGCAGATTGAGGCCAAGGCAAAGGATGCGCAATCCAAGCGCAAAGCCGCCGCAGATCGAGAGCGCATGCAAGATTTGCTGGAAACGCTGGAAGAACAGTTTCGCGCCGGCAGGCCAAACGTTTCGCAAGCTCAAGGCCCCAAGACTCGCGCCGCGCAAGCCGCAGCAAACCCCGGCAGAGTCAACGCGCTTATGCCTGACGGCCAGAACCGCAACGCGCTGAACAAATGACCCCCAGCCCCGCTCGCCACATCATCGCCTGGTTCCTGCGCCGCTTCGGCTTCGCAGGCGTGGCGCTGGCGCCGTGGGGCATCTTCATCCTGGCCGAGCACCTGCACAGCCAGCGCCTGACTAGGCACGAAATCGCCCACTGGCGGCAATACAAGCGCATGGGCGTAATGCGATATTATGTCACGTACTTGTGGGGCCTCGTCCGCCACGGGTACGCCGATCATCCGATGGAGCGCGAGGCTCGCGCTGCAGAAACCGACGAGCGATTGACATGAGCCTGACGATGCAACAGAAAGCCGACATCGCCACCGAAGCCGCCAAGGCGTCGCCGCCAGTCGCCGTCGCTGGCGCAACTATTGCCGGCATGCCCGTCAATGACTTGGTGCTGTGGGTCACGCTGATCTATCTGGTGCTCCAGATCGGTTTCCTGCTGTATCGCTGGGGCAGGATGCACTTTCGGGGCGGGCCTGACACCGAATGAAAGCCCGCATCGTCATCGGTGCCCTGACGCTCTCGGCGTCTGCGCTGGTCGGCATTGCCGTCCATGAGGGCTACCGTGGCGAGGCGTACATCCCGGTCAAGGGTGACAAGCCGACCCTCGGATTCGGCGCCACTGACGGCGTGCAACCTGGCGACACCATTGAGCCCGTGCAGGCGCTGGTGCGCAAGCTGCAGGATGTGCAGCGCTTCGAGGGTGCTTTGAAGGAGTGCGTGCGGGTGCCGCTGCATCAGTACGAATACGACGCCTTCCTGAGCCTGGCGTACAACATCGGGCCGGGGGCGTTCTGCGGCTCGACGCTGGTGCGCCGGCTGAACG